AAGGCAACCGGTTGATCGAGGAGGAAAGCCGGCGGCACAACGAGGCGATGGCAAACATGCAGCTCTCGGCCGCGCAGAACATCCTCGGCATCGCCGAGTCCTCGTCCGGCCAGCTGTACGACGCGCTCAAGGCGGCTGGCCTGGAGCAGACTGCCCTGGGTAAGGCGATGTTCTACGCCCAGAAGGCGATCCAGGTCGCGACGATCATCGTCAACACCGAAGTCGCTGCGGCTGCAGCGCGTGCCGGCATGATCGCGTCTGCCGGCGCGACGGCCGCGGTGTCGGGCCCGGCGGGTCCGGCGATCCTGGCAGCTGGCATTGCGGCTGGCGAGGCCTACGCGACGGTCACGCGCGTTATGGGTTACGCGGCGGCAGGCTTGGTTGCAGGTACCGCGATTGCAGGCGCGCGTGAGAAAGGCGGCTCCGTGTGGGATGGTGGAGCCTTCCTGGTCGGCGAGAAGGGGCCGGAGATCTTCCGTCCGCCAACGCACGGCACCATCATCCCGAACGACAAGATCGGTGGTGGTGGTGGTGGCGAGATGAAGCTGACCATCGTGAACAATACCCGGTCGCCGATCGGCAACGTCACCGAGCAGCGCATCTCGGCTACTGAGCGCGCCCTCATCATCGAGGAGGCAGTGAACGCGACGGCGTCCTCGATGGCCGATCCGAACAGCCGCACGTCGCGTGCATTGAACCGTAGTTATTCTGTGTCGAGGTCCCGAGGATGACGAACCCTGTAATGCCAAACGGCTTCACGCCGACCGTCGCGGCGTATTCGATGGACGACCCGGGAGGTGTACTTCGTACCGAGGTCGCCGGCGGCGCCGCGCGCTACGGCCTGGACTGGGATCGTGGACCGCAGCGCTACCAGGTGACGCTGATAATGGACGCGCTCAAGTTCTCGGTGTGGACGGCCTTCTACCACCACATCATCAAGAAGGGCGCGGTCACCTTTGACATGCGGCTCGACTCCGGCTTCGGTCCCGAGCTGCACCCTGTAAACATCATGCCGGGGTCGTACTCAGCTGCGCGCACGGGCGGCATCGCCATCGTTGTGTCCTTTGTTGTCGAGGCCGAGAACAAGGTGTATGAGATGACGGCCGCCGAGGCTTCCGGCATGGTCGACCTGTACAACACCTACGGCGCCGACTCCAATGGGCTGCTGCAGCGCCTGGCGACGTTCGCCCTGGTCGACACCAACGCACTGGACTTCTGATGAGCCTCGATCTTGAAACGCGCCTGCGCTGCTTTCTGGCGTCGGCGCCGCAGACTATTTGGACGGTCGCGACGCTGCAGATCAGCCATTCAGCCATGAGCAAGACGTACCACCTGTGGCGCGAGCCCTACGCCGGCCAGACGGTTGTCGACGGCGAGCTGGTTGACATGGAGCCCTGCAATATCGAAATCAAGCTAGCCGGCAACGAAGGCCACCTTGACCAGAAGTTCGACATTCGTCTTGGCTTGGTCGACATCGAGGACGAGTTCCGTGAGCAGCTGGACCGGATCCCCGTCGATACGACCGAGAAGATCAAGATCGTGTACCGCGAGTACTTGAGCGACGACCTGAGCGTGGCGCAGGCCACGGCGGTGCTGCAGGCCGAGAGCATCTCGTACGCGCTCGGCGCGGCGAGCATCAGCGCCGTGTCGCCACGCCTGAACATGACCCGCACCGGCGAGCTGTACGCGCCGAAAGAAATTCCCATGCTGAGAGGTTTCCTGTAATGGACATCAATGCCTACCTGGCAAAGCAATACGACCAGCCTCCTTGCTGGCAGCTGGTTGCAGACGTCTACGCTTCCGAGCTGGCCCTGCCGGTCACAGATTACAAGACCGTCAATGCTTCGATCCGCGCGATCGCAAGCGCATTTCGCATCGCCCTGCACAAGTCGCCCGAAGGCTTCGCCCAAGTCGCCGAGCCGGCCGACTACTGCATCGTCCTGATGGGCAAGACGGCCGCAATGGGGCTGCATCACTGCGGCGTGTTTTACCAAGGGAAGGTGTTGCACGCCCTCGCTGCTGGCAACCGCTACGAGGAAATGTCGGTGATCCGCGATGCGTACGCGGTCCTCGAGTTCTGGGCCCGCGCAGCATGACCAGGATCCGTTTATACGATTCGCCGTTTGCGCCGGCCGCGCCTCATGTGTTTGAAGTCCAGAGCCTGGCGCAGTGGCTGCTGGACCACTACGGCGCGACGCCGACGGTCACCGTCCAGATCTTCAAGGGCGAACCCTGCGCCGAGAATGAGATCAGCCGCGACGCCGAGGCCATCCTCGCTGGCGATTGCCCGGAGTACATTGTCCTGCAGAGTCCTGGTGGTGATCCGATCACGTGGGCAATTGCGGCCTTCGTGGTGTCGGCGGTGGTCGCGGTGGCGGCCATTGTCCTGATGCCGAAGCCGGCTATGCCGGGCAACGTCAATCGGACGCAGCAGAGCCCGAACAACGCCCTCGGCAGCCGCGAGAACAAGGTGCGCCTGCTCGAGCGCGTCGAGGACATCTACGGCACCGTCAAGGCGATCCCGTCGCTGATGATGCCGACCTATAACAAGTACATCAACCACCAGAAGTTCGAGTACGGCTACTACTGCGTCGGCCGCGGCTACTACGACATCGACGAGGTACGTGACGGCGACACGCTGATCGCCGACATCGATGGCGCCAGCGCAGCCTTTTACGACCCATTCACTTCGCCGAACAGTGGCGAACCGGTGCTGCAGATAGGCGATCCGATCGTCGATGTCGTGGTCACGGCAAAGCGTGCAATCGAGGTTGACGGTATCACGCTCAAGGCGGGCAACCAGGTGCAGTTGCCAGCTAGCGCGACATACCGTTTCACGCCGGCAGTGGGAGGCGACAAGATCACGCAGATCGATAAGCAGCCGAATTTCAATTCGGTAGTGGAGGTCGGAGACCAGGTCGTCGTAGCTATGGATGGCTTCAATCGGACCAGCTTTCTCGGGCTGGACTACGATGGGTCCAAAGTGGGCGAGACGGTTGTGTCGGGGCCGTACAACTATTCGGGCACCTATACGATCGCTGCTGTCGACGACGGCGAGATCACCCTGACCACGTCGGCCTGGCCCGTTGAGAAAGAGGTGGACAGTACGATCTCCATCGCCGGCGCCACGCACGTGACAGATTGGGTGACGCTGCCGGCGTCGGATCGAACCGAAGTATGGTGCAACGTCATTGCCCAGAACGGCATGTTCAAGGATGACAACGGCAAGCTGCTGACTTCGGTTGAGTTCACGATCGAGGTCGAGCAGCTCGCCGCTGCTGACCTGGCGCCGACAGGCAACGTTGAAATCATCACCGGCTCGCTGTCCGGAGCGGTGCAGGACGAGCGAGCCGAAACGGTCGAACACGTCACTAGCTGGATCGGACCAGCGCGCGTGCGCATGTTCAGGACCACGCAATATGACTTCGGTTTCAAGGGAACGGTCGTGGACGAGATCAAATGGGCGGATCTGTACAGCGTATCGCCTGTGACGAAGCTGGAGTTCGGAAACAAGACCACGGTGCACACGGTAACGCAGGCAACCGCGCGCGCGACCGCGGTCAAGTCCCGCCAGCTTAACTGCCTGGCCTCGCGCAAGCTGCCGATCTATAACGGCCGCGCCTTCTCCGGCGCTTTCGATGCAGATGGGCGTCTCGCGTCTGGAATCGTTGGCGCAACCTCGCGGCTTGTCGACATCATTGCCGCCGTATCGGTGGATCCGAAAATCGGCCGGCGTGACTTGGCGGCCGAGGTCGACATGGAACAGATTTGGGAAGTGCAGCGCGCGCTGGATACCTGGAACCCTGAGTGCGGCCAGTTCAACTATACGCTCGACTCGGACAACACCAGCTTCGAGGAGACCGTGGTTATGATCGCGAATGCCGGCTTTTGCATCGCATACCGCCAGAACGGCAAGATTCGCTTGGCTTTCGATTGTGCCCAAGCGAACAGCACAGCGCTGTTCACGCACCGAAACAAGAAGCCCAAGGCCGAGACAATCACCCGCAAGTTCGCGTCCGACTCGGAGTATGACGGGGTCGAGTTCGTGTATTCGGACCCGGACAGCGGCCAGTCTGAAACGATCACGTTGCCGCTCGACGGGACGCACACGAAGGCTAAAAAGTTCGAGATCGCCGGCATCCGCTCGTTCACGCAGGCCTGGCTCCGTGCAAATCGCGAGTACCGCAAGCTGCTGGGCCAGCGCATCACGATCGAAACAACCACGACGACCGATGCGCGATCGCTGCTGCCGAACGCGCGGATTGACATCGTCGACAACACACGCTTCAAGTCCTACGACGGCGAGGTGGTCGGACAGGATGGTCTCATCCTGACGTTGAGCGGGGCTGTCGGCTTTTCTCCTGGCCAGCTGCACAGCATAGTGCTGATGCGAAGGGATGGCTCATTGCAGAGCATCCCGTGCAGGCCGGGTACTGAGCCTAACCAGGTGACCCTGCAGGCGCTACCGAGCGAGGCGGTTGTAACGAATTCTGGACCGGACGGGATCCGGACGATCTACAGCTTCGCAGCGGATAGCGCGCGCGGTGCCCAAGCGTACCTGGTGCAGGAGCTTGACCTGTCGGATCCCCAGTACGTGACGGTCCGCGCGATCAATTACTCCGACAGCTATTACGCAGCAGACTACGCCGCAGTCCCAAGCAAGTCCGCGATCATCAACTAGCGATGTAAGGAAGAGATATGGTCGACCAGGTGGAAATTCCGCACAGCGTGGTCGCGGGCAAGGAGCCGTTGCCCAGCGAGATCTCAATTGCGGGACTTGCCGTCAACCTCAAGGACGGCATTCTTTATACGAAGGGATACGACGGCACCATCATTCGGCTGACTGGCATCAAGCCGAAGAGTACACAGTTGCCGGCACCAGCGACCGACCTGAATTCGGCTATTCAGTTGGTCAATGCGATAAGAACCCTGTTGATAGATTGCGGGATCGGGTCCTAGAGCCCAAGCAGCAAACATAGAGCGCCTCCGGCGCTCTTTTTTTTCGTCAAAAAGAAAAGGAAACACATGCCAGCCCTGACTGTGACTGATTTGAACAACGCGAAGAAGGATCTTGACCATATTGCCGACGTCGCCACCTCGCCAAACCCGATCGCGACGGATCGTCTCGGTACGGTCAAGCCTAGCCTGAGAGGGGCACTCAGCTCGCTGATGGCGTATAACGTGCGCGGCGCCTTTGTGGCTGGTGCGGCATACGCGATGAAGGACGTATACACGAGCGGGAATATTGCCTACGTTGCGATCACGGACCACGTCGCAACAACCGTAGCGGCGGACCTGGCTGCTGGCAAAATCTCGGTTCTGCAGGGGATCACTCGACAGGACCTCGCGACGATCGCGGGCGCAGGCATGGTCGGTACGCAAGCCCCTGGCGCGGGCGCGGCTCCGCGAACCCAGGCGCAGAAAAATGCCGACATCGTTACTCCTGCCGATTACGGCGCGGCCGGCGACGGGGTGACGAACGACACTGCTAAATTTGCCGCGCTGGAGGTGGCAGTTCAGGGCCGGCCGGTTGACCTGCAGGGTAAGTCGTACGTGGTCGATCAGCAGCCGACCGGGAATGCTTACTTCAACGGCTTCTTCAAGCGCTCATCGGATGGGCACGTGTTTGTTGCTGGCCGAAACCCGAACAACGCCAACTGCGGCGCGGAGATCACGCTCAAGAGCAAGGCGAACGACGCTCGCTACCAGGTGCCACCCGGTCTCGCCGGCGCCATTGTGGTCCTCGGGGATAGCATCAGCCACGGGGCCTTCCAGGGGAATCTCTATCAGGACGGTTGGGTGAATGTGCTCAAGCGCATGCTCAACGCGGAAACCGGTAGCAAGGGCTATGGTTTCGCCCCGCTGTTGACGCTAGGGGCGGGAGCGACCCTCACTCAGGAAGTGCATGACGTAAATTTCGCCGGCGCTTGGGCTCCGGCCGAATCGACTACTGGTGGGGGCGACATCCTGCAGGGGCTGTCGTACACCTCGAGCACGGTGGGTGACTCCATAACGATTACGGTTCCGACTTTTCAGCGCATGGTGCGCGTGTGGTATGTCGCCAAGCCGGGCGGTGGTGTGTTCAGCATCGCCGCCAATGGCGGCGCAGCCCAAAACGTCGATACCAATGCGGCCGCCCGCGACCAGTCCAAGAGCATCCTGGTGCCGATGAACGATAACGGCGCTGGAAAGTACAGCGTGCGCCTAGCCGTGGTGTCGGGCTCTGTGACACTTTGCGGTATCGGCTACGAGACGCCGCCGGTTGAGGCCGATACCAAAGCCGGCAACGTCGTCCAGAACTTCAGCCAGTCCGGGCGCCGGCTGCAGCCGGCCACCGAGGACATGATTGACCTCGCATGCCGCGGCTCGGTCCTGATCCTCGCCCTCGGCTACAACGACTCCGGCGACGTCGAAGCGGATGCGAACTACAACACGGCGTTCCAGCAGCGTATCGACTGGATTATCAAGTACTGCCTCAAGTACAACACGACGCTGGTCGTGGTCGACATGTGCTGGTGGGCCACGCCGGCCAACAAGGCTCGGCGTGGACTGAGGCGCGCAGCGACCGAGGCCCGCGGCATCTATATCCCGTTGACGGACTATTTGACGCGGGACCAGCTGGTCCAGACGGAATACGGGTCGAGCTACTACATGGTCGACACACTGCTCAAGTGGCAGGACGGCGCCCATCCGAACGTCGCCGGCGCAAAGTGGATCGCGGAAGCCGTGGCCAAGGCCATGGGACTGTCGTGCACGAGCAAGGAGCAGGCGCTTGCCTTTCACGACTTCCCGTGGCCGCTGCAGCTGGATCCGAATTCGATCTTCAAAAACACGTTCGGGCAGATGCCGTACCTCAGCACGATCCATCGGAGTGGCAATGTGCTCACGATCAGCATGAGGCTTACCACTAAGCTGGGTGGCGCGATCCCGGCCGGTCTCGACTATTCCGTCAATCTGGGAACCACCAAGGCAAACAGCCGGCAAGTGCAGTACTTCAACACCTCGGCGATCGACTACTACGCGCCCCTCAACTTAAACAATCTCGGTGCAATATCGACCGCTTTCAAGATGGGGCTTGCGAATGACATCCAGATCGCGTCCTTTGCCCCGTTCCTGAATAGCTTCAGCTTCGGATTCACTGTCCCTTGCGACACTACCGCAACCAGGGCTTGATCGAGGACGGATATGACCAGAGTCAAGGTCGCCTAGAGCATCCGTTGCATATCCAGATCCGTGGGCCGCCGTCGAGCGGCCTTTTTCTTTTCTCGGCCCCGTAACGGCAGGGTGCAGACGTCTGCACGCCTGCTGGCTCAACAAAAAAGCTTCACGTTCTCCTGAAAGAGACTATGTCTAATGAGCAAGTTAAATAATTTCGAGGCAGTTAGCATTGCCGGCGCCGTCTCGTCGATCAGCGCATCGATGACCCTCGAGCGCTTCGGCGTGATCGTAGGCATTGTCACCGCCCTAGTGACCTGCGCGGCAAACGTGATCTACCGGGCGCGCCGGGATCGTCGTGAGGAGCGCGCCCTTGCCGCCCAGCTGGGAGGTGGCCAATGACGACCCGACTAAAGGCTTTCCTGACCCTGGCGCGCAAGTACGTCTGGAGCGTGCTGCTTGTCCTGTATCCGTTCGCCGACCAGATCGTTGCCGGCATCGAGGCGCAGTTGCCGGCGCTGCAGCCGCATCTCGGCCCGAAGGTCTACGCCTACATGGGCCTCGCTATCGTCGCCGCCAAGGTAGCGCTGCAGGTGTACCGCGGCTGGCAGCAGCTCGGCTCGCTGCTGGCCAGGAAGGAGGGCACGTAACATGGCGGCCGACTCGAAGAAGCCAGCAGTCGCCAGCCGCTTGGCGATTGCAGCAGCGTTGGCAACGGCGCTGGCCATCCCGGCTGAGGGCCTCCGCCAGGTGGCGTACCGTGATCCGCCAGGCGTCCTCACAGCCTGCTATGGGCACACCGGCGCCGACGTACGTGCCGGTGTCACCTATTCGCTCGAACAGTGCAGCAAGTGGCTGACGAACGATATGGGCGAGGCCCTGGCCCAGGTGGATCGCTGCGCACCAGGCCTGCCGGAGCCGGTACTGGCCGCGTTCGGCGACGCCGTCTTCAACCTCGGACCGACCATCGCCTGCGATGCTAAGAGGTCGACCGCTGCGCGCTACCTGCAGGCCGGCCTGCTGCGCGAGGCCTGCCGTGAACTGCCGCGCTGGGACAAGGCCCGTGTCCTCGGCGTGCTGGTGCCGCTGCCTGGCCTGACGCGATCTTTGCCTGCAGGGGGCCGGCTCATGATCCTGATCGACGCCATGCTCGAGTGCCTCGGCGTGCCGCGCTGGGTCGCGATCGGCGTCCTATGCGTGGCATTCGCCGGCGCCGCGTTGGCATACCGCGCTCACCTGGTCGACCAGGGCATCGCCATCGAGGCGGCGCGTCGAGACGGTATCGACGCAACACGTGACAAGCAGGCGAAGGAGGCGCTCTCACAGGCGAACGCCCGAACCGCCGTCGTCCAGGCCAAGCTCGACGCTGCCCTGGACAAAATCAACTCACAAGGAAAGGAAACCTCCGATGCGCAAACCCGCTCGGCTGCTCTGCAGTCTGACCTTGCTGCTGGCCGTCGTCGGCTGTCAGTCGCCATTACCGGGGCCTGCCACGCTGCTCCGGACGGACACGATCAAGGTGCGCCCGCTGCCGAGCTGGATTCGGCAGGCGGGCCAGCAACCGCAAGTCTCGACGGACGAGCTGCAGCAGATCTTGAATGGATGCGGCAGACCCGGAACGACGCCATCGTCGGCCTGCAGGCCTGCGCCGCCGCCTACGACGCAGTAAAGGCAGCATCCGACAACCAGGTGCAGTGATGGATTTTCATCTCGTCACGCCACATGGTTCGGAGCACATTCTGAGCACGGACGATCGCGGTCGGATCGTCACACCGCTGCCGGCGGCGCCGGCGTGCGGCGTGCCTCGGGCAGGACCAGCACCCGCGCCGCCACCTCCGCCGGAACGCCGCTGACGGCGAGCATGCAGGACGCCTCCCACCAAGTTATCTCTGGCAACAGGATTAGGGCCAGGTAAACGCGGCTGGCGGTGATGAGGTCGGTGCGCGGGGTCATGCCGTCAAAGTACAGCTG